ACCGCCGCCGCGCTCCGTGGTCAGCTTGGGCTCACCTTCAGCCGGGCGGAGACCATTGCGCGCACCGAGACCATCCGTGCCTACCGTGAGGCCAGCCGCCTCTCCTACGACGCCAACAAGAGCGTGGTCAAGGGCTACACGCGCCTCTCTGCCATGGACACCCGCACGTGCGCCGCGTGCTGGGCACTGCACGGCACCGAGCATCCCACCAGTGACATCATGCCCTCTCACCCGAACTGCCGCTGCGTCATGGTGCCTAAGGTGGTCGGTGGGCCGGACATCCCGGATCGCGACACCGCCTTTGCTGCACTGGGTGAGGTCGGTCAGCGCAGTGTGTTGGGCTCCGGTGGCTACGACCTCTTTGCCCAGGGCACGCCCCTCTCCTCGTTTGCGGTGGTCTCGACTGACCCGCGCTTCGGCCCCACTGCTCGGGTCGCTACTCTCTCTGAACTCGGAGGAACTTCTTCATGAACACGTTGATCGCACTGGGAGACGCCATCAAGGCCACGCCGACGGGGCTTGTCTCAGGCTACTTGGTGCGCTTTGGTGACGAGACCAACACCGACCTCACCGGGGACTTCTTCACCAAGGACACGGACTTCGGCAGGCCTTTTGTCAAGGGCGTGCCTCAGCCGCTGAACCTCTACTACGCCCATGGGTTCGATCCCGTGATCGGCAAGAAGGCCGTGGGCACCGGCACGATCAAGATGGACGAGGTGGGTCTCTGGTTCGAGGCGCAGATCAACCAGAGCGACGCCTACCGCAAGAAGCTGGCAGAGATGGCCACCATGAAGAGCCAGGTGGACAGTGCGCCCGTGCTGGGCTACTCCTCCGGGGCCGCGTCCCACCTAGTGGAGCGTGTCCCGATCAAGGACGCCACCGGCAACGTCAAGGCCAGCCGCATCGCCTCGTGGCCACTGGGAGAGGGATCGCTGACCCCGCGCCCCTGCGAGTCTCAGAACACGGTGGAGGGCAAGTCGCTGCTCCTGACCGAGGAGGAGATGCGTGCCAGCCTCAACCAGTCCCGCAAGTCGCTCAAAGGCTACCTGTACACGGACGATGATGAGGCCGCAGCGAGCATGGCCATGGCGATCCTCACCCGTGCCCACGACCGCCTGTACTCCACCTTCTACGACGTGGTGCGCTACAACAACGCCCCACGGGAGCAGAGGCTTGCCGCGCTGGAAGAGGCGCTAGATGAGTTCGAGGACATCTGCCTGCGCTACGCCGGGGCCGTGCTCATGGGCACCGCGCAGGAGACTCCTGAGGAAGCAGGCGAAGGCATTGAGGCGATGAAGACCGCACTCAAGGGACTGCCCACGACCAAGACAACCCCGGAGGCGGCACCACCCGTCGCCTCCCTTCTCGACATGCGCCGGGCGGAATCCCACGCGCTAGACGGTTGGGCCATGCGCCAAATCGTCGAACTGGCCACACCCGTGGCACCATCAACCGCTCCTTAGTAGGGGCACAGGTAAGGACAAACATGAACGAGCAAATGAAAGCCCTACTCGCTGACTACGAGGCTAAGGGCAAGGAGCGCGACGCACTGCTGGGCAAGGGCGCGGGCTTCACGGCGGAGGATGACGCCAAGGTCAAGAGCATCAACGAGAGCCTTGTGCTTATGAAGTCGCGGTTCGAGGGCATGAAGGCGGCGGCAGACGACGACTTCCTCAAGAGCACTGCCCCCAAGCTGGAGCTACCTACCAGCACCTCTGAGGTCAAGGGCATTCTGGGCTGGACTCCTGAGGCCACCAAGGACAGCGAGATCGTCGGGCCTGCGCTCAACTACTACGACGTCAAGAGCGCCGTGCTGGCGGAGTTTGGCGAAGACCGCGCGAATGTCTTGGTCAGCAAGAACTACAAGGCAGCGTTCTTCAAGATGGTCATTGGCGGCTTTGCAAGCCTCGGAGCCACCGAGCGCAAGGACTTGGAGGCGGGGCTTGATCCTCAGGGCGGCTACACCGTCCCCGTGGATCTGATCAATCGCCTCGTGCAGCGCAAGGCCACCCCGACCCGCCTCGCTGGTCTGGTAATGGGCATTGGCACGGGTAGCAATGCGGTGGAGATGCCTCTGGTCAGTGGCGGGGACAGCACCTACCCCACCGGCATCCGCACCTCATGGGTGGGCGAGAAGCCTGCGAGCAAGGCGGATCACCGCGTCAACGATACCGACATGTTCGGCAAGAAGCGCATTGACATCCACCAGCTCATGCTCTCCATCCCGCTCACACAGAGCCTGATCGAGGACAGCAGCTTCGACCTTGAGGGTTGGGTGGCAGCACGCTTCTCCGAGGCCAACGACTTGGAGACCGACCGGGTGATCCTGGCAGGGTCGGGCACCAACCAGCCCCACGGGATCATCACCCGTGCCCGTGCCGCCTACACGGGGCTCACGGTGGTCAACACCGGGGCAGGTGCCGCGCTCACCTACGACGGGCTCGTGGAACTCTCCGAGGGACTGCCCGAGCAGTACGACGAGAACGCTCGCTGGACATACGCCAAGACCACCACGGGTGTGGCGCTGCGCAAGCTCAAGGACGACAACGGGGAGCCGCTGTTTGTCTACGGCTACGGCGACAAGGGCGCAGCAGGCGGACGACCCCGTCAGCTCCTCGGCTACGACTACGCATGGTCGGGCTTCCATGAGAGCGTCGCGGCCAACAACTATCCGATCATCTTCGGAGACATGTCGGGCTACACCCTCGCCCGCCGCATCGGGTTCAGCGTACAGGTGCTTCGTGAGCGCTATGCCGAGGAGGGACTCATCGTCCTACTCGGACGCAGCCGCTTCGGCGGCGACGTCGTCGAGCCCTGGAAGATGCGCGTGCAGAAGGTCAGCGCCTAACGCATTCACGTAGGGCACCCTCCCTGTGTCGGTGCCGCACTTGCCCCGCTTGGCTTCCTAGGAGCTAGGCGGGGCACCTTCAGAGGAAAACAACCCTTATGCAAAACTTACTTCGCAACATTAAGCTCGACCTGGTAGACCCGGACAGCGGGGCAGCAGGCACCAAGACCCTGAGCGCAGGCACCTCCGACAAGACCAGCGAGTGGGTGCTCGTCCAGGGCGTTGCTACCTTCGCCTTCCTCGTTGCCATTGGCGCGATCACTAGCACGGGCACCATCAACTTCGGCATTGACTTCAGCGATGACCAGACCACCGTCGTGGAGGAGACGGGCATCTCTGTCAATGTGACCGACGCCGACGGCTCTAAGCTCGTGGGGCTGGAGGTCACCAACCCGCAGTACAAGTGGGCTCGCCTCAACACCGACCGGGGCACGGCGAACTCTGCCATCAACGCGGTGATCTTCCTGGGGGGCAATCCTGCGGATGCACCCGTCACCCACGATGCCAGCGTTTTGGCGATTGACCTCTGCCAAGGGATCGCCAACTAAGGCACCGCCATGCTGACCCGCACCCAAGCCCTGGCCGCCCTGACCGCAAACGTCGCTCTGACGGAGAGCCTCCCGTGCCTCACCGAAGTAGAACTCGGTGAGGTGCTGGATGCCAACGCCCGGGCAATTGTGTGGGCAACGGCTACGGTGGTGGTGCCGGGTCAGCTTCTCGTGCCGCCCGTGGCCTCCTGGAACGGACGGCTCTACCGGGTGATTGAGGGCGGAGCGATCCCCGCCACCGCGCCCACGTGGCCTACGATGCGCGCGGCCTACATAGACCAGCAGGTGAGCAGCTCCCCTATCGTCTTAGAGGACAACGGCCCCGCCTTCCCCGAGCTGTACGACCTACGGGGAGCCATGGGCGATGCCTGGCTCCTGAAGTGCCAGCGGGCAGCGGTGCAGCACGACTACAGCGGCGGCGGTGGCAAGACCAACGCGAGCCAGATCTTTGAGCACTGCGTCACCATGGCCAAAGCCTACGGAAAGGTCTATGTCGGATGAGCTGCACACCTACGGGCACCTGCTCCCTCCGAGGCGCTCAGCTCTCTACCAAACTGATGCAGATGACGGCACGCGCCGATGTCATCCGCTCTGTGCGCACCTCAGACGGCGCAGGGGGCTTCACTCAGGCACGGGACGAGGTGGAAGCCGGGCTCTACTGCCAGATCGGACGGCCCCGCAACCTCCAGGAGCTGGGCGGTGAGAACCCCCAGGCGGTGCAGACCATCCCTGTAGAGATCGTCCACGCTATCCGTCTCCCGGAAGAGCTAGACGTGCTCCCCAATGACGTGCTGGAGGTGACCATCGGGACGGCGCTGCACACCTACCAGGTGATCGGCACCGACAGCGGCACCACCGACGCCCTCACGCTCACCTGTGACTGCGAAAGGATCATCCGGTAATGGCTACACGCGTGATCTCTCTCAAGAGCGTGGACGTGGGCAGGAGCCTGCGCAGTCAGCTCGTGCAGATCGTGACTGCCACCACCTTCGCCGTGGAGGCCGAGGCCAAGGTGCGTGCCCCCATTGATAAGGGCATCCTGCGCAACTCCACCCAGGCCAACGTAGACCACGCAGAGAGCAAGCTACTCGGCTACGTGGAAGTGGGCGCGGAGTACGGGCGTGCCGTTGAGGAAGGCACGCGGCCTCACAAGATCCGGCCTAAGGGGAAGAAGGCCTTGTACTGGAAGGGAGCACGCTCGCCCGTCCGGAGCGTGAACCATCCGGGCACTGCGCCCCAGCCCTTCATGCGCCCGGCTGCCAAGGTGGTGCGCTCTCGCATTGGGCAGATCGCTAAGAGCATCACGGGAGGTGCACACTAGTGGCAGTCCCGACCCTCTCGGTGATCCCGCGTCTGGCTAAGTTCCTGGCACAGCAGATGCTTGCCGACGATGACCTCACCGACCTGGTGGCAGATCGCATCTACGAGGCGCAGGCCAGCGGTGCCGTGTCGCTGCCTGCCCCCGGTGATCCCAAGCCGTGGCCGGAGTCCCCGAGCTTCCCTTGCGTGCGCTTCAAGGTCTTTGCTGCACCGCACACCCGTGGCAATGGAGCACGACGCGGCCCCACCAAGGCCACGGTGCTGATTGAGGGCATTGACAGCGGTGAGAGCCTCCAGGCGCTCCAGCCTATCGCGGATCGCCTCACCGCCCTCTTTGCCTTTCGGGCAGAGGGCACGGTGGACGGCCTCACCATCTGCGGCTCGCACATGGTGGAAGACCGCGACGTGACGGACGACAACCTCCCCCAGACCTACAAGCGCCTGGGTGGATTCTTTGAATTCTTCTGCCACCAAGCAGAGTAAGGACGGATGATATGAGTGGAGAGAACGCCGCCATCTTGCGGCAAAGTCAGATCGGAGTGCAGGCCGATGGTGCGACCGGAGCGGAAGCCAATGTCCTGCTCCAGAGCCGCAGTTACATGGCGGTGCCTGTCGAGCCCACCGACATGCGGCGGGCACGGGGCAAGCGTGTGGCCACAGCGCAGGTAGGCATGCGGGGCATAGGGAGCACGGTCACGCTAGAGGGCTACATGGCCTACAACGATGAAACCTACACGCTCCAAAACCTCTTTGGCGGGGGCACCGTGGCCACACCGGGCGGGGCCACCAACACCCGTGACTGGACATGGGTTCTGGTGAGTGGGGGCTGTCTTGCACCGAAGTACTTCAGTGTGGAGAACGGCATTGACTGCTCAGGGTTCTCCGAGCGCTGGAGTCGCTTTGTGCACTCGCTCCTCAAGTCCCTCACCTACGACTTTGATGCGTGCACCGTGAGCGGGTCGGGCTTTGGCTCACGACTGGCGGAAGAGGGTATCACCCACACGGATGCGCCCACCGCCATTGCCGACGTGCCCATGAGCCCGGATATGGTGGACGTCTACGCGCACGGCACGCTGGCCAACCTCTGGGACGCAGGCAGTGTACTAGACGACATCTACAAGACCTCGTTTGAGATCAACGACGTGCGAGGAGAGCGCTTCCCGACACGCAGCACGCACCCGGTGGCGTGGGTGGACACGGCGCTGCGTGCCTTTGTGCACCTGGAGATGGAGCAGGGCTCTGTGTCCAATGACCGCATGACGCAGCTACGCACCCGTGGCACCAAGTACATCGGCATCCAGGTCAAGGGGCCGGTGATCGAGGGAGCGTTCAGCTACCGCTTCCGGGTCACGCTCGCCTTCAAGGTGAACAACCCCGGACGGCAAGACGCGGACGATCTCTACCAGGGCATGTACGACCTAGAGGCCGTGCACGATGCCACGCTGGGCGGCTACGGGAAGATCGAACTGCGCAACAAGGTCGCCGCACTGCTCGCCACGTCGGGCGATCTAGCAGCGGAGGAAGACCCGAGCGATACGGACGATGGCCCCATTGACGATGTGCCGGTGGTGTAAGGAGCAAGACGATGGACATTACACAACTGCGAAAAGCACGCGCGACAAAGACCACGGTAGACCTCTGGGGCAATGCCGTGGCGATCTGGTACGTCCCCAAGAGCATCAACCCCAAGATGCTCCGGGAGCTGCGGGAGTCCCAGGAAGCGCCTGCGCCTCCTGCCGAGGGAGAGTCCATCACCGAGGCCACCGTCCTAGAGAGCCTCGAAGGCGCACAGGGCAGCGTGACGGCACTGCTGACCACGTTCCTCTCGATCGTGACGGACTGGGACTTAGAGCGCGGCGGGGTGAAGATCCCGCTCACTCCTGAGGGACTGGACGAGCTGGAGCTTGACATCCTCAGTGAGATCCTGCGGCAACTGCGGGAGACGCAGAGCCCAAACGACGTGTCCGGGATGCCTACCGAAAGGCCCTCTTAACTGAGGGTAAGCAGGGGGCAGTCCCGGACTGGGTCAACGACATCCACGCGGCGAAGTACCTGGGGTGCTCCGTGCTGGAGCTAGAAGAGGCCCCGCTCTACTGGCGAGAGCGGGCACTCATGGCGATAGGAGTAGAGGCCGAGGTCAAGCCGATCTTGGAGGAGCGCACTAGGCGAGCACAGGCGCGAAAGGCACGCTAGCTTAGAGAAAGACGCGGAAAAAAACATGCCGACACGAGAACAATTTAAGGCAGTGATCGCAGCCCTCTTCAGTACACCTGAGTGGGCCAACCTGACGCAGGAGCAGAAGCGCGGTGCGGTCGAGGAGGCCCTGAAAAACTGGCCCACCCTCTGGGGATGGATCAGTGGGCTCACCACCGGAGCGCTGGAGTTCCTGCTGGACTCCATCGCGGAGTTTGGTGCGCTCCCCTTCAACATGGACGCGATGGCGGACTGGTTTGAGGGCTGGTGGCAGGATACGTTCGATACCAGCCTGCCCTGGGAGCAAGTGCCCGATGGGCCGGGGTTTGCGGGAGATACCCGCTAGTGGCCTGGTATGGGGCTAAGCTCCCTTTTCTCCAGCAGCTCACCGGTGGCGGAGCTAGTGAGCCGCTGACTCTGCATTTTCCGGAGGCTCCCATCGTGATACTGCCACCCTATCTAACAGTGCTCTGTGTTCTCTCGGCCATCGGCGGCGCGTTTGGCCGCGTGCTGCTCGAAAACCGACGAGCCACACGCTCCAACCGCGCCAACTGGAACACGTTTTGGCTCTGCGCTATCTTTGGCGTCCCCCTTGCCGGTGCGCTCTGCGAGTGGCTGTTTCGCACTCAGCCATGGGCACGCACCAGTAGCTGGACGTTCTGCGCACTGGCCCTACTCATTGGCTCCAACGGTCAAGGGCTCGCCATGGAGATGAGCGAGAGCGTCGCTGCCTTTGCGCACGAGGCTGGCCAAATCGCCATTGCCAAGGGTAAGCAGCTTACCTCTGCCCTTTTCTCCCCCGTCGCAAAAGAGAAAGACGAGACCGATACATGAAAACTCTGTCATGGGCGCTGATGCTCCTAGGCATTGTCTGCGCCATGCTTGCCTTCTATACCCACTATGCACCTCTCACTGTGGGAGGATTATTACTGGCGTGGGTCGGGGAAGTCATTCCCCGCTCCGCCACTCACTTAATGCCCGCTCCGCCTGCACGCCCCGAAGTGCGCCGCAAGGTGGAAAAGGCTATGGAAAAGACTCAGGAGAAATCCGCATGAACTGGCTAAAAGACCTCATCAACAAAACCTACCTTGCTCGTGCAAAGGCTCCTCTTTTGCGGGAGATTGACCGTGCCGTGGCTAAGCTCCGAAGTGGCGAGACCGCCGCCACCGTTGTGCCTGCGCTAGAGCTAGGCTTTAGCCGTGCGCTCGCAGGATGGCTTCCCAGTGCAGTAGCGATGCTTCTCCTGCCTCTTGTGCTGGGCAATGTGGACTGGCTTGGTCTAGTGACCATGACGACGAACGAGCTGGCCAGCTTCTTATCGGGCCTGCGCACCAAAGTGGAGGGAGCCCGGCTATGAGCAAGACGGACTCATCACTGATCCCTGCCGCGTGGACACCGCCCAGCTCCATGAAGCGCATCATCGCGCACTGGAGTGAAGGGCGGCACAAGGCCAACGACACCGACCGTGAGCACTACCACGTGCTGGTGGAGGGTGGCAAGACGCCCCGGCTGGTGCGCGGTGAGCACAGCATCGCGGACAATGCCAGCACGGGCGACGGAGTCTACGCCGCCCACACGCGGGGCTGTAACACGGGCTCCATCGGCATCGCCTTGTGCGGCATGATGGGCTGCGAGGAGTTTCCCTTCGAGGCGGGGCCAGAGCCTATCACCGAGGCGCAGTGGCATCTCATGGTAGACGCCATCGCGGTGCTCTGCCAGCGCTACGGCATCCCTGTCACGCCCCAGACCGTGCTCTGTCACGGGGAAGTGCAGGCGAACCTGGGCATCAAGCAGCGGGGCAAGTGGGATCCGATGCGCTGGCCTTGGGCTTCTGAAGTGCCCGGTCACCGCATCGGCGATCTGCTCCGCGCGGCGGTGCGTGATGCGCTCATGGGCGGCGGAGTGCCGGACACCAAGGTGCACAGCGCCCCTGTCTCTCGCACCGTGCACCTGCCCGGTGGCAAGAGCCTGGCCACCGGGCAGGTGCATGTCGAGGACGGTGAGACCTTTGTGGCACTGCGTCCCCTCTGTGAGTTGCTGGGCTGGACGATCAGCGGCGTGCGCAAGAGCCGGGCTGACCTGGTCCTCCCTCTTCAGGATGGTCTGACCGCAATGCCGTTGCTCGTGGAGGGCGGCACGGGCTTTGTGTCGGTCCGCGATGTCGCTAAGGTGCTGGGCGCATCGGTGGCGTGGGACAGCAAGACAAAGAGCGTGACGATTTCCCTGCCAGCGACGACCAAGACGGAGAACTAACTAAATGACACCTATCGCCCCCACAGTTTATACTGACTTCTCCTCTGCGCTTGGTGCGGCTTGGTCGGCTCATGGCGTTTCTATCGTGGGAGGCAAGCTCACCGGCACGGGCACGCTCCGCACGACCGCAGACCTGCCTGCCGACGTGCTGGGCATTGCCACCTGGGACGCCGCAAGCGCGGGATCTATTCAGCTTGGCCTACGCAACTCCGCCACGGGCACGCCGTCCGACGTCGGCGACTGTATGGTGCTGCTGCTCTCGCTGGAGGGCGGATTCTACACCACGGTGCGCGTGCTGGACAATACGGCGGGTGGCTTTACTCCCGAGCGCCTCAGTCTCATTGCCGTTGAGCCGGTCGCCGCCGCGAACACGTACTTTCTCGCTACGGGCGTGGCGTGGAGATTGGTGGGCTCTGCTGGCGGGGGCACCGCGACATTAGAGATTGCTCTTCGGAATCCCAGCGGCCAATGGGTTTGGCGCTATACCGCAAGCAACCACGGGCGCTTCTCGCGAACCGTGGGGAACTTTGCGGGACGAAAAGCCGCGATCCGGTTAGACGGCCTCTCGCTTACCTCGTTCGGCCTTTATCCGTCGGATGCCTGGCTGGTTCCTCACACGGGCTACCACCCCGAAACGCTGGCCGACTCCAGCCCCGGCGTGCGGGACACGCTCAACAGAGACGCCTACACCACTCAGACACTCCAGCAGATCGTGGACATTGATGGGCACTGCGTCGGGCCGAACCTCACAAAGTGGCCTCAGACCACGGGCACGGACGGCAGTGTCGGTGTCAAATTGGACAGCCCCGTAGACCCCACGCAGTACAGTCTGCGAATCGTCCCCAATAAACAATGGACGCTTCAATGGTGGATGCGCCCAAGCGGGGGGACTCTCTCCGAGAACGCGCATATCATTAAATGCTCGAACGGACTGACCAGCTCGCTCTTGCAGTGGAGTAGTGGCCTAAAGATCGCTTACACAAACAGCGTTCAGTCCAGCAGCACGCTACACGCGGCGAGTGTCCCAGACTTGCCCGATGGTGAGTGGGCGCAGTTCCTATGGGTGAACACAGGCACGACGCAGGAATTGTACATGAACAATATCCTCGTCGCGGTCTGGACGGGCATGGAGACAACTCCAGAGACGTTCTACCCGGTCGCACTAGACGGGCGTGTGGGCATCAGCTTGCTTGGTGGTGGCGGTCAGCAAGTATGGTCAACCAAACTTGAGATCGCCGGTATGCGCGTGCTCAGTGGTGAGTATCGCCCGATCAGCGGCATCACGAACGGCGACACCGGGCTGGTGACGATCACTGACACACCAGCGAATGAAATCCCACAACTAGCCGTGCTGCACCTGACGGGCACGAGCCTACCCACCAGTGCGCTCGCTATCGAGGCACTCGCTGAGGTGGGAGGCACGACGAAGGTTTGTAGGACGGACAAGTTTGTCGCAAGTGTGGACTACGGCACGGCGAGCGCAAGCCGAACCTATAAAGCGGCAAGCGCGACGGGCTACATCAACCCGGCCATCTTAGACAGGCTGATCTTTCTCGCTGACGCTGCGGGTATCGGAACTCTCTGGCTTGCTCCCGATAGCTGCCCTCAGCACGTCGGCGGCTCCACTCCTCCTCTCTCTACGGCGGCGGCGGCAACGTGGTACCCCGGCTCTGACGGTTTCGATCCTGCTGTTCCTAACGATTATGACGACTGGATTGACCACATGAAGAGCGTGGTCAAGTATCTTGAAGACAACTATTCAGGAGAGATCATCTGGTCAACGTGTAATGAGCCGGGTTGTGCACCTGGCGATGCGTTTTTCATAGGGACGGTCAATGAGTTGACTGACCTGTACTACAGGTTTTATGAGGAGTGTGTTGTCCCTGTTCAGGGTGCTACTCCGAAGTTCGGATTCGGCGAGACACCCCACTGGCAGACGAGCTCTAGGGATCTAATCAACTCCTTTCTGACCAAGTTCGACGCTGAGGGGTTGACTACCGCGCAGTGGAATAACCTGTGGCCCTGTGTCCACTTCTACGACGGCTCTTATTCTATCGGTGCATATATGCAAAGCGACGTTGACGCAATGTGTACCGCGCTCAGTCGGCCTACGAGACCACTCACGTTCACAGAATCCTCTACGGCCTCCCACGCAGCCCAGAGCAACGTGACCTACCCCGCGACTCTTTCGGGGCGGGATACGACGGACTCCGGCGGTGTTGCCGACTGGGTCAACGCTCTCCAGGTCTGCCAGCGCATCAATGGCTTGCCGGGCGCTATTACCGGGCTGCCCATTGGCCTCGTAGATTTCGATTACGGGCTGTATGAGTACAGCTCCTGGATTCGTGACGACGGCACGCGCAAGCCCATTACGCACCTTGTGGAGTTCCTCTCCCGCATGGCTCGCTCAAATGCCGTCGCCGTCAACAGTGGCGTTCAGGTCGTTTCAGGGCTGGCCTCGGACAATGCCGGGGCGTTGGCCTTGGCGCTTGGGAACTCTTCCTGGTACGACCAGACCATTGATCTGGCATGGGTCGCAGCGGCGGGCTACTCCTTCGTGTCCTACACGATTTCGCCTAGCTCCAATACCGGCGAAACACTCACCGAGGACGCGAGCAGTGTCGTGTTCGACGGGTCAGGCGAAACTACCGTCACCATCCCGGCGCGATCCGCGATCTTCCTAGAGGGCTCAGGATCTGTCGTGGAGACAGTCACGGCAAGCACGTCGGCTATTCAAATCGTCCCCGGTGGCAGGGTTCCCCTCTTTGCCACGGTGCTGCTGGACACTCTGGCACCTGCATCGGGGCGCACCGTGTCGGCCTCGCTCTCACCTACCGTGTCGGGCCTGAGCATCGCGTCCACGGTCACAACGGACAGCGAGGGCATCGGGCTATTCACAGACGATGATGGACTACGTTGTACGTCGGCGGTTCCAACGGGGGCAGGCAGTAATACGACACTCACCCTGACGTGCTCAGGGATTACTGCGGAGATTGCCGTTGAGGTGGTCGCCTCGATCAGTGGCGGCGGAGGAGAAGAAATTATGCAGGTAGACGATACGAACGTGGTGGAAACGACGGGCGCATGGAGCGCGGGGCTGGCGGGATCAATCAGCATTGACCTACAGCCACTGGAGGGCGATCTGTACTACCAGGTCGGCACAGCGCCACCTGCCGCAGGAGCCAAGGGCAAGTTCGTGCGCAGTGCCAACAGCAAGGCGGTCAGCGTGCCCACGGGCAAGACGCTCTACTGGCGATCCAAAGAGGCGGCGGGAACGCTGGCCTACGACATCAAGAACAGCTAGCGAGGTAGGTAGACATGGCTGTAGAAATTGAACGGCTCCGCATCGTCATTGAGGGAGACGACGGAGGCATCAAGAAGATTGATGCTTCCGTGGACGATGCGCGCAAAGGTTTCCGCAGGCTCGGAGACGACGCCAAGAAGGTGCTGGCGGACATCCGCACGTCTGCGGCGGCGGCCTCTGCGGAGATCGCTCGCAGCCTCCATGAGAACGTTACCCGGCCCATGCTGGACGCCGCGAAGGGCTGGCTAGAGGCGGGCAGTGACATGCAGGAGCAGCTCTCCAAGGTCAACACCCTGCTCGGTCAGTCCGGCAAAGAGGTGGACGCCTGGAGCAAGCAGACCGCTGCGGCGCTGGGCGTCTCCCGGCGTGAGGCGCTCACCTTCGCCGGGACGTTCGCGGGGATCTTCACCCCCATGGGCTTCAACCAGCAGACCACCGCCAAGATGAGCAAGACGCTGGTGCAGTTGGCGGCAGACATGGCCAGCTTCAGCAACACCAGTGTGGACGATGCGCTCCAGGCACTCCAGAGCGGCATCAACGGTGAGAGTGAGCCTCTCAGGCGCTTTGGCGTGAACATCACGGAGCTGACGGTCAAGCAGGAGGCACTCAAGCTCGGGCTCATCAAGACGCTCAAGGAAGGCTTGAGCCCCGCCCAGAAGGCAGCAGCCTCCTACTCGCTCATCTTGAAGCAGACCAGCATTGCCCAGGGGGATGTGGCACGCACGGCGGGTGGGCTGGCCAACCAGCAGCGCATGCTCAAGGCGGAGGTGGCAGACCTCACGGCGGAGATCGGGGCACGGCTGGTGCCCGTGGCGCTCTCGGTGGTGCACGCCGGGCGGGAGTGGCTGGCGGTGTGGGGCGCGATCCCTGCCCCGCTCCAGAACGTGGCGCTCGCTGTCGTGGCTGTGGTCGCAGGCATCGGGCCGCTGGTGCTAGGCTTCAAGCAGCTTGCCTTCGTGGCGGCAGAGGTCAAGGCGGTCTTTGCAGGCATCGGGCCGCTGGTCAGTGGCGTCGCCGCGGCGATCGGGCTCAGCCTCGGGGAGCTACTGGCGATCGTGGCGTCGGTGGTGCTTGCCGTGGGCGCTCTGTACCTCGCCTGGCGTGAGAACTTCGGCGGACTGCGTGACCTCACGGACGCGGTGGTCAAGGCCGTGCAGCCCTACTTAGACGGGCTTGCTCAGTGGTTCGCCCAGACCCTGCCTACGGCTCTGGCGGCGGCATCGGTGGGCATCAAGCTCGCACTCCAGGGCTGGCAGTACATCGGTCAGTCTCTCGGCACGGCATGGAAAGACTTGCGGCAGTTCGCCGGGCTCTTTGTTGCGTGGGTCAAGAGTCAGATTGAGGCCGCGCGTGTGTTCGCACACGGCGTAGGCGAGGCGTTCTCTTTCCTCTGGGGCTATATCCTCGACACCACGCCGCTGGGCAGTCTGCTCAAGATGTTCCAGGGCACGTTCAGCGCCATCAAAGAAGTCGTGATGGACTCCATCCAGAGCATCGTTAGCACACTCAGTACCTTCTTTGGCACGCTGGCTAAGGCGTCAGGGGCGGACAAGTGGCTCAAGGAAATGCGGGGGGCGCTCTTAGGGATAGAGCTTGGCCTTGGCATCGCGCTTGATGTTGAGCGTAAGAAAGTCGTCAAGGGACTCGACAGCATCAAAGGCACCTTTGCAGGCTTCAAGCTGCCCGCCCTGCCCAAGCTCCCGGGCCTGGCCACCGGGCTAGACTTCAAGGGCATGAACCTGGAGGGACTGCCCGAAGACGGGAGCAAGAAGGACAGCGCGGCCAAGAAACACGCCGACGACATCAAGCGGCGCATGGAGCAGCTCACCGAGGAGCTGATGCGCCTCACGCTGGATCGCTACCAGTTCGAGCGCTGGCAGGCGAAGCAGCGCTACGACGAGGACATCCAGCTCGGCATAGACCGTGTGCGTGCCCAGGAGATCTACAGCGCCCAGCTCAGAAAGATCAACCAGGAGGAAGGCGCGGCCCACCAGAAGGCCATTGAGGGCTGGCTAGAGGCGGAGCAAGACGCACACAGCAAGCAGCTCAAGGGCGCGGAGAAGGTCAAGTCCGCTCTGGAGAAGGCATGGAAAGGCTACAACGACTGGGTAGCCAAGGCCAACAAAGAGACCGCAGACGCCTTTGTGCGGGAGCAACGTGACGCAGCGGAGGCAGTGGCGAAGGGCTTGGAGGCCACAGCCGCCACCAGTGGGCGCATCAGTGAGGCCATGAAGGATCTCGCCGGGCAGTTCGACACCGTGGGTGGCAGGGCTTCCTACTTTGAGGACACGCTCGCCAAGCTCAACCTCCAGAACGAGGCGCTCACCCAACAGCAGAGAGACGCGGTGCAGACCTACGCCAATGCCTGGCAGGAGCTAGACCGCATCCAGGAGCGGCAGAAGCTCGTGCAGCAGACCGCAGGCGAGCTCCAGGGCGTCTTCAAGAGTGCGTTCACTAGCGGACTGCGTGATGCTCGCACCTTCTTCCGAGAGATTGAGCGTGGGCTCAAGGAGGCGGTGCTGCGTCAGATAGCGGACATCGCTGCCTCTGCCTCGGTCAAGTGGCTCATGGGCGCGTTTGGCATGAAGCAGAACGGACTGGCGGAGAGTGCCCGTAGTGCTCGCAATGATATCCTGATCGCCTCTGCTGCCCTCTCGCTCTCGGCAACGGCGCTCAAGGAAGCCGCCAAGGACGCACGCAAGGCAGGAGAGACCAAGGCGCTGGTAGCCGGGGCAGGTGCTGCCTTTGGCCCTATTGGTGCCGGGGTCGCTGCCCTCTTCTCTGGCTTCTTTGCCGAGGGCGGACATGTTCCCGCCGGGCAGTGGGGCATTGCAGGGGAGAACGGCCCGGAGCCTATCTTCGGGGGCAAGACCGGGGTGGACGTACTGCCCAACTCCAGTATGCGAAGCCAGCCCACGCCTCAGGGTGAGGGCATGGGTGATGTCTCGGTGAACCTCACGGTGCACGGGGGCATCAACAACATGGGCGGGGTAGATCAGCTCTCCCGGGTGGTGACTCGCTCAGTGCGCAGTGGTCTGAGAGTGCGCCGGGGAAGGACAGCCTAATGTACCAGTACGGAAGCTACACCTACAGCAAGTGCGTCATCGAGGAGCACCCCGAAGAGATCGTCGCCCGGTTGCGGACGGCGGAGACACCGGGACGTGACGGCGGCATGACACAAGGCGGCGTGCTCGGGATGCGGCGCGTGACGCTCTCTGGCATACTAATCCCCCTGCCTGCCGATGACCTAGAGGCGCTCTGGGATGCGTTCAAGGCGGCCCATGCCCCCGGCCTGCCCAGGCAACTGGTGGTCGGGGTGGCGGATCGCTACGTGCTGGCAGAGGTGGAGAGTGCCCACGACGTGAACGCGGCCAACTATCCCAGCTCTCGGCCCTTCGAGGTGACCTTCCTGGTGGCCAATCCCCCGCTCTGGCTGGCGAGCACGGCGGACACCACGCCCCTGGGCACCACGGGTGATGATGTTATCCTAGGGGGCACGGCTCCTGTCCCGCCTCAGATCAGCGTGGTCATGGACAGCTTCCCTCTGGCCAGTACGCTGGTGCTCACCAACACGGAGACGGGTGAGGCACTGGCCCTGGAGGGAGACGGTGCCACCCTGGAGTTCCTTATTGACTGCGACACCAAGCAGATCACCGACCCCGGTGGAGCAGACCGCACGGGGCTCTGGAGTGCCGGCAGGTTCTGGCGACTGGCACCGGGCACCAGCACCCTCACGGTCAGTGCGGCAGGCGGTGCCGTCGTGGACAGCGTAGAGATCACCGTCCGGGAGAGGTGGTACTAGATGTACGAGGTGCGCTTCTTTGACAAGACCACGGGCAAGCGCAAGGGCGTGGAGGCCGCGCTCATTGGTCCGTGTTCCTGGAGTGTCGAGATTGCAGGTGGCTTTGGCCAGTTCACCCTCCCGATGCACGCACGCCTCACCGAGCTGGCCAACCTCGCCGCCGGGGACGTCGTCGAGGTCTGGGACACGGGCATTGGTGCGAGCCCCGACATCTTCCACTACCGAGGGGAGATCGAGGAGCGCGGCAGGCAAGAGGCAGAGCCGGAGCTGCTGGAGCTGCGGGGCTTTGGCTTCATGGCCAAGGCGGCGCGCACTTCGGTGGGCAGGATGCTGCGGGGCGGTGACATCGCGACCCTGGTTCTCAAGGTCTGTGAGCTGATGCTGGACACGCTGGGACTCACGGGGGACGTGGTGCTAGACATTGCCAGCACGACTGGCATCACTAGCGAGATCTACGATGGGCGCGGGGTGAGCTCTCAGCAGGCCCTGGACGACTTGGTTAATCTGACCGGGGGGCTGTGGCACTGGGGAGTAGATCGCGATCCTGCCACCCAGAAGAGCCGCCTCTACCTGCGGGAGACGCGGGTGAGCACCACGCACCTGGCTCCGTCGTCTCCTGAGGTCAGCGCGGCGTCTGGGGGCGAGGACACCAGCCAGATCGTGAATCGCGCGCGCATCGTGGGAGACGCCTTGAAGCTCGGCGGGAACCTGATCAAGAACGCGGACTTTGAGGCCGTGATCCCCTCGGGCCTCATCAGCGGCAACGATGCGTCGGTGGCGGGAAACCTGCTGCAGAACCCTGGCTTTGAGTTTGGCAGTGTGGTCAATGGAGGCACCAGCGTCTGGACACTCACGGGCGGGGCGACGTGCAAGCAGCGCGGGGTAGGCGGTGAGCCCGACCCCAACACAGGCGACTGGCATGTCGAGACCGACGACACAGGTGAGGGCTTCAACCAGCAGCAGACCCTCACGATGGTGCCGGGGCATCGCTACCGCCTGCTCTGCTACGCCCGGCCTGAGGTGTCGCCGGGAGCTGAGGGCACGGTGCAAGTGTTTTGGCTCACGTCGGGCGCTCCGGTCGCTGCCAGTGAGGGCACGCTGGCGGTCTCGTGCTTTGTGGCGGCCTACGAGCAGTTCAGCAAGGACTTTGTGTGCCCGGTGGGAGCAGTAGGCTTTCGCATCGAGGTGGAGCAGTTCGCGGGGTCGCTGGACTGGGACGACTTTGCCTTCTACGATGCAGACGACCTTGCCCAGGAGGGCTGGGGGCTGGTGCTCGGCGACGGTGCCGCTGCAACCGCGTATTGGTCTGAGGAGACCGACAGCAAGCACGGCGCGTACCATGTCAAGGTGGACGTCTCGGCGACCGGCACAAGCGACACGGACGATGTGATCCTGAGGCCACAGGAGAGCAGCCCGATCAAGCCCTCCGGTAAATACGTCTTCTTCGTGTGGGCAAAGGCGGACAACCCGCACGCAGGCACGCTTGACCTGAAGTTCCTCAAGAGCGACGGCACCCAGAGCGGGGCGACGCGCCGGTATGAGTTCAGCGGTACAGGTCTCCCCACCTGGGACATGGGCTTTGTCTTTGCCACGGCTCCCCGTGATGCCGTGGCGGTGCTGCCCCTGATCCGCATGCGCTCCGTGGGCGTGTGGCGCTTTGATGCCCTCACCCTGGCAGACGATCGCGAGCTGGCCCAGTACGTTGCGGCGGGGGAAGCACCCGGGCAAAGCGTGGACAGTCCCTACCTACCCGATGGGCCTCTCACCCTGGAGCTCAGGGCAGAGGACTTGGTGAGTGCACTAGAGGATGCCGACGTGCACGACTCCGCCACCAACTGGGGGCCGCGCTGGTCTGATGGTGACCTTGCTGCGCCGGGGGTGGCCAGCGTTGCCGTGGCCAAGGCGCTGGCCAAGGCAAAGTTCCTGCGCTCGGGCAAGCCCGAGCGCAGGGTGGAGGTGACTCTTCCCGGTGGCAACCGCCCCCTCTGGGTGGGCGATGGTCTGCGCCTGATCGAGCCGGAGGGCGTGGCGATGGCGGGGCCGGTGGCCTTACCCATCGTGCGCATCCGGGGGAGTGTGGACGATGCCGGGCTGATCACCCGCACGATCGAGGCGGGTCAGGAGGCCGTGACGCTGGAGTCCCTGATCGCAAGCACGGTGCGCTCTACCGGGTTTGGCACACCCGGTCGTAGCGCGGTGCCTGCCCTGAGTATCGCCGGGTCGTAGTCTCTAGGTTGGGCCTACTGATGGTAGAGCTGTTCCCGGTGACCGTCGGCAAAGAGCCTCCAGACTCCGACCACGGCCCGGCGCTTGGTGTGGACATAGACCAAGTAATGCACCAGCGCCCGCGTGGTGACTTCCTTTCGGGTGCCTTCTGCCCAGTCCGGCGCTTCTTCGATGGCCTTGACCGTGCCATACTCGGGGTGCTTCTCAAAGAACTGTGTCACGATTTCAGAAGAAGACTCCGGGGCAGTGCGTGGCTTGGTCTTACTTGCTGCACGTGGGACAGGCTTAGGGCTGGGCTTGGGCTCTAGTGCAGGCTTATTAGGCAGCAGCCATCCCAGAATAAAGAGGAAGAACAGCCCGCCGCATCCGATCGCACCGCACGTCAAGAAGGGCTTTGACCGTCGTGAGGGAGGAGTAATGTTAGTGGTCATGCCCCGGATTCTACGCTGAGTCTGGGGCAGAGTGCAATGTCACCCCCACGTGTGTGGGGAAAGCCCTCCCTCAGATCCGGCAGGCTATGAAGGCGGCGGTTCACCCCCACGTGTGTGGGGAAAGCTCAGAGCCTTAAATGGAACCTTGAATTTCATGCGGTTCACCCCCACGTGTGTGGGGAAAGCTCCGCGAGCTGGTTGATCTCCTCCGCGCTCACCGGTTCACCCCCACGTGTGTGGGGAAAGCCCTAGTGCTCGTCCAGGAGGTCCTCAGGCTAGTGCTCCGCCAACCACGTGCAGCCTGCCTTGCACCCGTCCAGCATCGGGCGGTAGTCCACGGTGCGCACCACCAGTCCGCGCACCGTCCACTCACCGAGCGTGCGGAAGTGATCCTCTTTGTACGTGTCGCCTCGCTTCTCCTTGGGCAGGATCAGCGTGGCGGCTACCACCTGCTGGCACTGGGGGCAGAGTCCCACCCAGGCAACGTCCGGCCCGACAGCAAGCTCTAGCGGGAGTGCTTGCTGCGTGGTCGCTATCTGCGTCTCTGTCATGATTTCTTTCCCTTCAGCTTGAGCGCCTTCTGCCGTCTGGCTTCCAGTGCGTGCAGGGAGATGATCTCTCCTGCATCGGGGACCTCGGTAATCCCCTGGGCATTCAGCGCACGCACCAGCGCCTCGTAGCGCTCCAGGGTATCGAGGGCAACGGCGGCGACGGCTTCGATATCGGACTGCACCATGGCGGCAAGGACACCCCGGTGCATGGGGTTGCGCTCGGTGAGGAGCATAGAGAGTTGTGCGTTCACGGCTTCCTCCCCAACTCTCTGGCCTTCATGATCGCCAGTGTCCAGCGCTCTGGGGTCATGGTGGGCCGGTCAGAGCGCACGCCACAGAGCAGCTCGTTGGCAAAGCGAGCAACCTCACGCTCGTCGTAGTGCCGCCTGCCCGCACCATCCACCGTGAAGTCCGTGAGTGCCGGGTCGGTCTGGCCGTGGTGGCGAGCTTGGGCGATGAAGGCGTGCATGTTGTGGTTGACCCCGACACGTTTGGTCGTGGACTCAGGCTCAGGTGTCTCGGCAGGAAACACCAGATCCTCACGCAGGGCACGGGAGCGCTCGGTGGCCTCCCGGATCCGCAATGCCTCTGCCTCCGAGACTGCCCGGTCTTGCAGCACCTCCGACTCACTGAAGAGGTCAAGGGTCAGGTTCATCCGGCCCTCTGCAATATCTCTTCCGCTGTCCAGTCCCTACTGGATATCCCCATTGCTTCATTGGCGGCTCGTGCCTGCGCCTCTCGCTCGGCTTGGTGCTCCCCTATCCAGGAGCAGGCCCGGGTACCGCACACGCGGGTGAGCTTGCCGCCGCGCATTGCATCACGGGTGCTGGCTCCGCACTCAGGGCAAAGGTCTGGCTCCTTGCCCATAGAAGCACGGTTAGTGAGAATGGTGTGGTGCAGCAGCTCTGCACGGGTAAAGCCTCGGTTCGTCATACTGCCCTCCGCGTCGTGGTCACATCTGGTACAATCGTCGTGGTCGTCATCTCATGGCACCTTCCAGGCTGGGAGCAGGTCGCATCTGCCCCGGCCTCTTTGTTTTTCAGGGAGAGCGAAGCTACCAAGATTCGCATAGGACTCTCATCCCCACTCCTTATCTTTCCCTGTCTGCATCCATTATACAACTAAAAGTTGTAATTTCAAATAATTAGTTATATAATAATTCTGGTGGCGTGAAGCCATCGCCGGATGCGACCCGGCAGGGAGAGAGCCTCCCGGAAGGAGTGGGGATGAAGATTAGTGAGATTGAGATTGACTACCAGGTGACGCGCTCGCGGGACTTGCAGAGCGTGCGCCTCGGTGGCTCGGTGAAGATGCAGATCACCGAGGGCGACGACAAGAAGGAGTGCGTGGAGAAGGCCCGGCGCTGGCTGGCCGGTCAGCTCAATGCGGCGGCACAAGAGGAGCTAGAGATCGTGCTCTTTGGCCCGAAGGGTGGTGTGTGATGCCTAAGACCAAGTTCACGCAAGGCCGTTGGTGGGTCACAAAGCCGGGGTATGTTGCCTCGGACTACGACAATGACCGCTTCCACGGCGTTGCTGTCACTCTCTCACCCGATGGCTCGGTAGAGTCCGAGGCGGATGCTCACTTGATCGCCGCCGCTCCGGATCTTTACGCCGCACTGGAGAAGATCGTAGGGACGCTCATTTTTGAGGATGATGAGGGGCTTGTCACCTACTCGGAACAGGTGATCGCCGCCCGTGCCGCCATGGCTAAAGCGAGAGGAGAAGTGACCACATGAGCGCACCCCTACCTCGCATCAAGAGCCGCACCGCGCGGGAGAACATTATGGAACTGGTGCTCCATCTCGCCACCGTGACCCGTCAGACAGTGGACTCTGTGGAAGGACGCAGCCCCATCACCTACGAGTCTCCCGAGTTCGACAAGCTCATAGACCACAGTGTGGACATTCAGTGTGACATTCTTTCCTGGGTGGAGTGGGACAGGGACACACCCGAGGAGCGCAAGGCCAAAGCAGAGGCTGCAAAGAAAGCAGAGGGGGATTCCCATGGCTAGCTCTAGCGCTCACCAATGCCTCCACTGCGGAGCGGATCTAGTCGGTATCTCTTCCCGTGTCAAGTTCTGTAGCGTGCATTGCCGGGAGGAGCGTGAGCGTGCTCAGGATCGCGTGCGCAAAGCTCTTGGGGAGTGGAACGGTGCCACTGCTCGTGAGATGGCTCTCACCAAGAAGTGTCCCATCGTCACCCCGGTTGCGGACGGGGTCTGGGTGATGTACCCGCCTAAGCCCGGCGAGCTGGTGCGCGGTGGCTATCCGGCGCACTCTGCCCAAGAAGCGCTGGCAGCCACCAGTCACATCGCTCTGCGTGTCTGGGGCATTGCTCCGATCATCGTGAGCCGTGAGATCACCAAGAGCGCACTGGCTCAGGAAGGAGCACCCGAGTGAAGTACATCCGTGCCACTCCTTCACGGCGCAACCCTAGCCCTCTCTGGCACATAGAGCGCGGTGGGAAGTCTGCCTGCCGCGTCCCGATCAAGGACACGGAGGAGGCCACCTCACCGCCACGAGAGCATATCTGCCCAAACTGCACGCACTCTATTCGTATGCTCCAGAAGCTCGGTAGGCTGTAGAAGACTAGCCCCTTCCCCCCGGAGTCCGGGGGGAAGGTTTTTTTATGCCAGAGCTAAGCCAGCAGCTTCTTCTGTAGCTCCGGGAGGTTCCACTCGGTGACCATCTGCTGTATTAGATTGATCTGCCCTTCGGGCTGGGTATCTCTACTACAGTTAGACGGTGAGAACCGGAACCGGATCACGATATCCGCCTGTGCCTGGGTCGTCGTCACCGTGATCCGCTCTACCAGCGCTTCGATGATCGTGCGCCGATCGGCCCGGCTTGGTGTCTCACCAAGCCTCTGGGAGAGCACTAGGAGCGCCTCGGTAGACTCCCGAATCTGCCTGCTGATTTCCGTTGCCATCTGCTCTTGCTGGCTGATGCGCACGAGCTCGCTCCGAAGGAGCGCCTCTTCCTGCCCGATCTCCTCCAGCATCGTCTCCGCTGTGTCGTCGTTGTAGAGCCCCCGCCGGTGCGCCCGTGCCACACGTGCCCGCTCCTCCTGCTTGCTGGCCAGCCCCGCCTGGAGCCTATCGCGTTGCGCTTGACTACTCTCTCCCTGCGCCCCGTTGCCCGAAGGCACGGGCGCACTCTCCAGCATCGCCTTTACTTCCTCGGGGCGCTCCAGCCAATAGCGGCACGCCTCCCAGATCGTGGTCTCCAGCGAGCCTGGCACGCTCTTAGAGACCGTGCACGTGCGGCCTTTGTAGGTCTTGGCGTTGCAGCGATACAGCACGCCGCGCTGGTGGTCGGTGGCATCGGCCACGTCTTTGTAGCCGGGGAGGGTGAGCCCGGTGTAGGCGCTCCCACAGTGCCCGCAGAAGATCAGCCCACGGAGCAGGTAGTCCCGAGCCTCGGCAGTGCGTGAGAGACGCCGGTTACGCGTGAGCGCTTCATTGGCCGCTTGCCACACGTCGGGCGGCACCAGAGCCGGGGCCGGAGTGCTCAGTCCCGCCAGGTCGCTGGTGGCTCCGATCTCATCGCCGTAGACATGGGTGCCCTTGTAGACGGGGTTGTGCACCATGCGGGTGATGACCGCACCCGACCACGCCCCACCCCGCGCACTGGGCACTCCCTGGGCAGTG